TGGGTCGGTAGTTGTTGCTGGCCCGCTGCCTGCTCGGCTCGCAATGCTGGCATAAAATCAACCCAGTGTGCCTGGGCATACTCGACCAGCGGCGTGCGCTGCTCGCCCTGCTCGCCCCTGGCGACCACATACGGCACCCTGGCCGTCTGGCCGTCGCGCTGCTCCTCCCGCACCTCAAATTCCAGCCCCTCGGCCAGTCGCTCCAGTACGGTCGGTCGGTAGCCTGCAGCCTCGGCCACGCTGCGCACCTGCTCCGCCCGCCGCAGGCCCGCCAGTTCGTTCTGCGCCTGCTCGGCAGCCGTCAGCCGCTGCTGCACATCGGTCGGCGCGCCGAGGCCCTGATACGTCTGCCACGCCAGCGCCTGGTCGCCCGTGAGCACGACCGCGCCCTCGCCGGGCAGCTGCTGCTCCAGTTGCCGGATGCGCTCGCGATACTGGTGGTTTTCCTGAAATAGCAGCGCCGCCGTCGGGTCGGCTCCGCCCTGGCGCTGCATCAGATTGGCCAGCGCTCGCTCCCAGTCCTGCCCGCCCCCCTGGGGCTGCGGCTGCTGTTGCTGCTGCGAGTTCTGGCTGTTCTGTTCCTCTGACATTGGTCACGCTCCTTGTCGTGTTTTCTGGATATAAAAAATCGGCACCCGCTCCCCCTGGGAGTCAAGTGCCGATGGGTCGGTGCCGATGGGCAGATGGTGTATTTCGTTGGTGTGCCGGTCTCTCCCGGCTGTCACACCACTTCCGCAGGTGTCGCGTATGCCTTTGGGCTATATCGTGCCCGTGGCAGTGGTTGCGGCGGCGGGGATCGAACCCGCGACCTTCGGGTTATGAGTCCGACGAGCTACCGCTGCTCCACGCCGCTCTGTCAATCAATTTCGCATATAGTAATCATTGGCCTGGTTGACATGCCGCCACCAGGCAACCATGCCGCTTGTTGTCTCACCATAGATTGCCCCGTCTGCCCGATAGATAGACCAGCACGTATTCAAAATGCCCTGCGCAATTGGCTTCATTGCATCAAGGAACGCAGCAAAGGCACGTTCCATAAAAGCCATTGCCTCATCTGCCCATGATTGCAGGCGCTCGATCATTCCGTCGAGCCACGCCTGCTCTTCAGCAGTCAGTGCCTTGCCAGATATTAGTTTTAGTTCTATTTGTCCTAGCATGATTACCCCCTTTATTGCCCACATTGTACCACAGTCTATGCCACACGATGCCCCTTTTCTGCCTCTTCTATCCAGCCATCGAGCATGCGCAATGCGCCGGAGAGGAGGCGCCGCAGGTTTTTCAGGGTTGCCACATCGATGTACATCATTCCATCTCGTTGAGCGCCGCCAACACCCGCTGCGCCGGGATGCGCTCCCGCACGGCTCGAACCAGGCAGGCATGCTGAATGCGCTGCACGCGGTCTTTGTCGGGCGTGCGCTCGGCTGCAACATAGGCCGCCAGCAACGCGTCATCGTCCATTGCGGCGATGAGTTCGTTTGTGTGCCGGATCAGTTCTTCGCTCTGTTTCGCCGCAGCGGCGCCGCGTTCGATCAGGCCATCCATCCCTACACCCCCAACTCACTCAGAGGCCGCACCTGCACGCTCGGCCCCCAGACCGGATCATCGACGACCTTCGCCATGTCCGACCAATCAAACAGCCCCCGCTGCCAGCCCTCGTAGCGGCGCCTGCTCTGCAACTGCTCGCGCTGCTGCTGCTCCGGCTGCGCCCGGAACCAGTCCTGCATGCTCTGCCGTGCAGGCAGGCCAGACAATTCAGGGATGAGCGTCATTCGGCCATTCGGATGGTCATACGGTCGCTGATCCATCGGGTAGCGCGTGCCATCCAGGGCGAGGCAGCCCGGACACGTCCGCCGATCCTTCGCCTCGATCCTGATCCATTGCTCCACACCTGCCGCCGCATACTGCTGCCGCGACGCCTCGCGGTACACGCGCAGCGTCTCGGTTCGGGCGATGGTCTGCGCTCGTGTCAGGCTCGCGCCAGTCCCGCGCACCATCCGCCGCGCCACCTCCCGCGGCCCCAGGCCCTCGCCGAGCCCGTTGATCAACTCCTGCGTCAGCCGATCTACGGCGTCCGGCCAGGTGCGGGCGAGCAATTCCTGCAACGGCGTCCCGTCCCCGGCCAGGCCAATAGCGATGTTCAGCGCCTCGACCGGCAGCCGGTTGAACGCGGTCATCGCCGCCACATCAAAATACTGCGCCGCATCGAACAGGCCGAGCTGCGCATATTGCTGCTGCTGCCCCGTCAGGTATGGCGCCGTCCTTTCGCCATACAGCGCAATCTGCTCGCGCACCTGTTGCAGCAACGTCTGGTAGCGTTCCATCCGTGCAATCTGGCCCGGATTTGTGTTCCGCAGCCCGCGCTGCTGGATCTCCTGCGCCAGTAGCTCCATCTGCGGCTCAAGCGACGCCTCCAGCGCCCGCCAGCGCTGCGCCATCTCCGCCAGCGTGGCCTGGTCACGCGCTTGCAGCGCCTCCTGGTGACGCTCGATGATGCGGTCAAGTTCGCTCATTGGTCGTTATCCCAAGCGTTGCACGAGTTGCAACAGGTTGTTACTGGCAATGTCAGTCACCGCGCCCGCCACCAGGTTGTACACGGTTTGCCCGGTGCCCGTCGGCAGTTTGTAATACGTCTCAATAGCGGTATAATCGCCATTATCGATCATTTTATCCATCTGTGATTTGATGGTAGGCAAACGCTCTTGCGCCGTTTCTACCGTGTTGACGATGTTCTGAAGTTCCGATGCCTTCTGCCCGCCTGTTGCGGTCGTGTCAATTTTGATGTATTCGACTGCCATTGTTCATGCTCCTTTTTCTTAGAACGGGAACGTTATTCCCGCGCCACTATTGTAGAGGATGGCTATTCCTCCCACCGTTAGCATTCGTTCCCAGATACCCACTTCGTCTATTAGTCCATCAAAAGGGTTTTCCCCTGACCCACGACACCCCAACTGCAACCCTGCGCGAGCAAAGAGCGCTAAACCACTGCCTGTAACCAGTGCTCCATTTAGGTATATATCCACTGACGAAGCGCTTGTAAAATTCACAACCCAGTGTGACCAACCAGATAGCCCTACCGTACTCGCCCCAAAAGCCCCGCTGGAAGTACGAATAGACAGACTATCCGACGGGCTGTTGTGTAGATTGATAACAAACAGATTGTTGTAATTGAGGACGACACCCACACCACTATACGTGCTTGGATTTATCCAGAACGATACTGCACACGGGTATGTCAAAGCATATGGAGATGCGTTGCTCAGATACTCAGTGTTTGCCGCCACAAAACTCGCAGCATTGCCCACCTTGCCCGTAGCACTCCCGACGCCGCCATTGTCTGCCAGGTTGTTTGACCCGGCACTGTCGATGCGCGTCGTACCACTGCCTTCGTCCAACTTCCAGTAGGCGACGAGGCCATCGAGCAGGGGCGATGGGGCGGCGGCGCCAGCATCACGCTGGCGCAGCACGCCCAGGCTGTTGGCGCGGCGTTGGACGCCATATGCTAGCAGGCCGCGCATTTTAAAACACCTCCAGGTCAACCACGACCGATGCCGTGGCGCTGCGCAGTCTCACTGTCCGTCCTGTGCCCGCCTCCAGGAGCCTGACCTCCCACTGATCGGCCTTCGCAATGCCCCCGACAGCCAGCGCCGAGGCTGCGATGGTCGTGGCGCTGCTCGTTGCCACCGCTGCCGGGTCTTCGCCGATCGCAAACCGGATCGCGTCTGAACGCGGATAGAGCCTCACGCCACGCGCCGTGTCAGGGATCGTGACCGTAGTGACCGTGCCCGCTGTGCCGCTTAGCGTAACTTCGATACTCGATAGCGCGCCGGTTCGGGCATCGGCGTTGAGTGCGGCGCCAATGGTGTACAGCGGCGTGGTGCCGTCAATGGTTTCGCCCGTATCAATCAGGCGCACGGGCAGGGTGTAGGTTGTGCTTTGTCCAACCACTACAAAACTATCCGCCATCTGTCATGCCTCCATTACGATCGAAATCCATCATCGCCTCGCCTAACGAAAGCCGCGCCTGCTGCCGCTGCTGCTCCTGCTCCTGCTCGATCTGCTGCGCCTCGGCGTCCGGGTCGTCGATGCCCAGGCGCGCCATTGCCGTGCGCTGGCTTATCAGCCGAGCCCCGACCAGTTCGGTCAGGGCGCGCTGGTCGTCGGCGCTCAGCGGCCCCACGTCGATACGGGCCATCGCGTTGACGCGCAGCCCCACGTAGCGGCCTGGCTCGCCCGCGAACACGGCCGCCAGGTTGAGTGTCGTTTCGAGGAGCCAGCGCAGCGCCCGTTCAACCCCCTCGGCAGTGTCCATCAGGCTCATCGTAAAGTCGTAGAGCGCCTGCTTCCTGCTCTCACCACTGGCTGCCGCGTCACCGGATATCAGCGCGTGCATCTGGCGCGTCTCGCTCAGGATGCCCCGATAGGCATCCTGCTCCGTTTCGATAAATGTCCCGACGGGTACCGGGTCACGATAGACGACGCTCGGATTGGCGTAGCCCGTCGTGTTGCCCTGCTCATCAACGATGGGCACCCCGGCGAAAAAGTTTGTGGTGCCCGCGCCGACCTGGAACGTGCCCGCTGTGAATGTCTCCTCGCCCGTC